ATGTGTAAAAACACCTAATTACTTTAAATACAAAGATAAGTTTCCTGAAGAAATGAAAATGTTAAATCATAAAAACACAATGTGGAAATCATTTAATGGTAGAACACCTAATAAAGATGATGTTACAGCAGTACATGAACAAGCTGCAGAAATAGATCGTAAGATGTGTGCTGCCTTTCCTATGGTACCTGTTATTGATTTTGAGAAAAGGCATATAGTACATTGTAGTAAAAAGTTTGCTAACAATCCTATTGTTTCAAAGAACTTTGAGATCACACAGGAGAATGTAGATAAGATGATGAATTTTAGATTATTTAAATATGAAAACTATTGTAAAACATGTATGGAATGGGTTGAACCTAAAGGTCATTTTCCTTTATCAAAATATGCGAATATATTATGAGTATAACTGATTCATTAAAAAATAGAAAACATGTTGTTCATTATGATACAAACATAATACCAACTAGAGAAACCATAGAAGAAATACTTAAAACAGCATACCCTTTAGTTACGTCTAAACAAAAAGCATATCCTTATCAGACTTTTGTTCTTGGTCCTAATTCAGAGCGTAGTAAAAAACTATGGAATCTATGTGAAGGAAATAAGATTGATACAGACGTTAAAGCAAAAATGGGTGACCCTAAAAAACATAGTGAAAATCCTGGTCTATATCATATGCGTTCAGCACCTTGGACTTTAATAACAACACCAAGACTTGCGCCACCTAATGAATTTCACAAGTGGAAGTTTGAAGAATCAGACTCACTATGGGAATTAGAAGACCCTAAATTTATTGATAAACGTAATAGAGAGTCTTGTGCAGTAGAAATAGGCATGTTAGCAAAAGCAATAACAGGTGCAACTTTAGATAGAGGATGGGATACGTCATATAACGTTTGTTTCCCATCTGATTTAGAATCATGGAAAGACTTTCCTTTTATAAAATTTTATCCCACACTAATGCAAACAATAGGTAAAGGTGTTTACTTTAAATGGCAAACAATGAGACCTGAAAATAGAAAATTAGATACAGACGCACCATTTGAAGATATATTTAAATTTATAGATGAGTAAACTTCCTGAACATTTAACTAAAGGCGGTCCTGGAGATAAGTTTCTAGGCGATGGTAAAGTAGATACGTCTAAATGGTTTGAAGACCCAGGAGTTGATGTAGGTACGTTAGAAAAACAAATTAAAAACCAAGATATATTTTTTTGTGCTGCTCCTTTTCAATTACTATACACAAATATTCAAGGTGATTATGCACCATGCTCTTGGGCTGAAACAAGAGAATTTGGAACAAGTATAAAAGATACTTCAATAAAAGATTGGTTTGAAAGTGACCCTAAACTTAATCAACTACGAAATGAAATGTTAACACCAGGTTCAGATTTACAATTAACAAAAAAATCATGTAAATCATGTATCAAACAAGAAAAACAATATGGCAGATCCAGACGACAGGCCTCTCTAAAAATACAAAGTAATAATGATTTCTTATGGCCAGAAATGCGTAAAGCAGTTGAAGCATATAAAGAAACTATGCAAGGTCATATAAAACATAGAATTTTTGAAATACAAATTAAAGCATTTGGCAATCAATGTAATTTAGATTGTTACATGTGTCATCCATTTGACTCTACAACAAGAATTAAAACAATGGATTCTAATGAGTTAAAAGATCAAAACATATTCAATACAGGAGAAAAGTATAATATGGGTGGTTGGAGATCAGATGAATATAAAATTAAAATGGCTGATATGAAAAATAAAAGCATGGAAGATGTTATTGAACAAATAAAAGATGTTGCACCTTATATCTACAATCTTAAACTAATTGGTGGAGAACCATTAGTTATGAAACAATACTATAAACTACTTGACGCAATAGTAGATTCTGGTTACTCTAAACAAATGTATGTAAAATTTCAAACTAACATGTCTGTTTTAGGACACGGCAAATATAAAATTACAGACTACACTAAACACTTTAAAATATTTGAACTTACAGTATCACTTGATGGTATTGGTAAAACTAATAATTATATTAGACGTAGATCAGATTGGGATGAAATAGTTAAGAACATTAAAGAAATAAAAAAATATCCTAATGTTCAAATAAATGTAAATGGTGCTGTATCCTTTTTGAGTGTTATGAGATTTTATGAACTTATAGAATGGTTTGATAATTATAAAGAATTATTTGTTGACAAATCTAGTAAATTAGCTAGTAAATTTGGACAAATTAACTGGTCTAATATAAGAGGACCTGCGAAGTTATGTGCTAATGTTTTACCCGAAGAAATAAAAAAAGAGCTTATTCCTAAATACGCTAATTTTCCAGATATACAAAACGTATTAAAAGAAGATAACAATGGACTAGACTATAAAGACACAATAAGATACTTATTAAATATTGATAAATACTATAAAGGCACAAAATGGGAAATGAATTTGTTTGATGTCTTTCCTGAACTGAAAAAATATTATGAGTAAAAAGATATATTCTATAGCATTAAATTTACATGACCATAATACCTATGATGGTGTGTATCATAATCAAAGAGAAAGACAAACTAGATTTAAACACAATCTACCATATCACGCTGAGGCATATGCTCATCAATCAGATATACTCAATGTAAGTGATTATAGATTAAATGATGAGTTTACTGAAGATTATTTTAAAAAACCAAATGACGCCATATTAGCATTTACATATACATTTGGTGGTATACGAAAATCAAAAGAAGAATTGTGGAATACAGTATTAAAAGGGCATGATAGAATATTTGATTATGATCCTAAAAAACTATGGGATCGCTATTATGAAGGTGGCATATACTTTATAGATCATCATCAATCACACGCTGCTTATGCGTTTTTAAATTCAGGTTACAAACAATCAGATATTCTAGCAATAGATGGTATAGGTTCTAAATTTAGATGTGTCTTTTTTGATAAAGATGAAAACTTAATTGATCTATCAGATAAGTTACCTATAGGTTGGTTGTGGAATCATATGTCTGGCCTTACAGGTTTTGGTACATTAGGTGCAAGTAAACTTATGGGTAAAGTGGGATATGGTAAGTTTAGTAGATATTACTATACATGTTTTGAAGTTATACTTGATGGTCCTATTACTGAAAAGAAACAAGAACACTTTAAACAAATAGATGTAGATACACACGGCATAGATGACTTAGCATACACACTACAAAAATTTACTTTAGATAAAATAAAAGAACATGTATATCCATTAAAGACTTGTGATAACTTATGTATTGCAGGTGGTGTTGCTTACAATGGTTACATGAATGAAGAATTTACAAAACAATACAAAAATGTCTTTATACCACCTGCTGTTGGTGATGAAGGACAGGCCATTGGTGCCTATCAACATGCTGATTATACTCTAAACAATAATATACATAAATCAGAATTGTATGCTGGCAAAGAGTATGAGTATATAGGAGAAGAAAAAGTAAATTATAAAGAAGTAGCACAAGCAATAGCAGATGGTGCTATTGTAGGTTGGTTTCAAGGTAAATCAGAAAGTGGTAATCGTGCATTAGGTAATAGAAGTATATTAGCAGACCCTCGTAATCCTGATATAAAGAATATTATTAATCACACTATAAAAATGAGAGAAGACTTTAGACCATTTGCACCTGTAGTGTTAGAAGAACATTACAAAGAATACTTTGATACAAAAGGCGGCCCTAGTCCTTATATGTCTAGGATATGTAAAGTAAAAACTGATAAAGTGCCAGGTATCACACACGTTGATAATACTGCTAGAATACAGACTATAAATATAAAAGACAATGAGAAGTTTTATAATATAGTGAATGAGTTTTACAAAATTACAGGTATACCAATGTTGTTAAATACAAGTTTCAATTGTCAGGAACCTATTGTAGAAACACCTCAACACGCATTAAGAACTTTTAGAAGAACAGCATTGAACATGTTAGTTATTAACGATTGGATAATTAGAAAATGAAACATTACGATCTTTTAAAAAAGAAAAGAAGACACGTTATCAGTTATAAGAAAGATGTGCCAGCAAAAGAAATTATAGATAGAGCTTTAGAAAAAGCATTGATAACAACATCATCTAAAAACAATATGTTTGCATATAGAATAAATGTCTATGGTCCCGAACAACAAGAATGGAAAGAAAAGATATGGACTCTATCTAACAGAAATCATATAGAAGTTGACAAAGATACAAATGCTTTAGGTTTATCTAAAGTAACACATGACGCAAAAAAGAATCCCAATCCAAACTACAATCACGTAAGAACAAATCCTTATTTGTTTGCATTTCATAGCAGAGTTGTACATAAACCAAATGCGTTTTATCAAATGCAAATAGATAATGGTAGTCATACAGCAGATGAGATGTATCCAGAATATGTAAATAAAATTATAGATCACATTGCTTTAGAAGTAGGAATGTTTGCAACTAATCTATCAAGTTATTTACTAGAAAAAGGATTAGATGTGTCGTATAATATATGTTTTATAAGAGATGTAAAACAATGGCATGATTTAGGGTTTACTTGGGTAAAAAGAAGACCAATATTAATGATGAGTTGTGGATATGCTGAAGAAACAAGACAACAATGGTTAGAGAAACAAGGTAGATTAGGCCTTGACACATGTCCACCAATAACAGATATAGTGAGTTGGATTAAATGATAGAACGAGATCAATTACAATACTTAAAAAATATTTTAAGTTTACATAATAACCACATAGATTATAATCTATTAGAAAAAATAATCTATACAATTAAAGAAGAGCCTGATTTAGAGTATAATATACTAGACTCTTTTAGTAGTCCTCAAGTTAATGCAAAAATGAATATTATAAACCATTGTGATAAACTTGGTTTAATAACAGATCAAACAGAAATAACAATATTTGGTTGTTGGTATGGTAGTATTCTAGTACCTGCATTGGCGCCTAGAGTAAAAAAGATTACAGCAATAGATATGGACGATAGAGTTATAAAGATTGCAAAAAATAAATTATTTTACAACTATGAAAATGTAAACTTTATATCAGATGACATATTCAAAGATTTTAGAAACGAATATGAGAAAACAGATTTATTCATTAATACTTCGTGTGAACATATGCGACCAATGTCTGAATGGGGACCTATAGGACCTAAATCACTATATTTCAATTCAAAATTTGGTGTACCTGTTACACGTAAAGTTCCATGGTGGACAAGAATGAAAAAGACAGCACATTTTGCCTTTCAATCAAATGACATGTTCAATATTGATACACATATAAATTGTGTAAACAATGGCGATGAATTTAAAACACAATTACCTACAAACACCGAAGTACTTATTGAAGATGAGATCAATGATGAAAGAGGAACAAGGTTTACATTAATAGGAAAGATATTATGAAAAGAGTAATTTATAGTTTGTACATTGATATACCTGAAAAGGATATTGATTTACATGATAAAAATATTTTAAAAGAAGGTGATACACCTATGAACATAAGAACAAAGGAACAATTTGCAAAACATTATGCTGATCTTTGTGCTTATAAAGAAGTTTATGCTAAAGCAATAGGTGCTGATTTTATTATGTATGAGTATGATACAAATTTTGCAATATGGTCAGATAAAGTAAAAAACGCTTATCCGTTTCTTACTATGTACAATATAATAAATTTCTATAAAATACATTTAATGTATGAATTGGCTTTAAAATATGATGAAATATTATTTTTAGATTTTGACGTTGTGCCTATGAAAAATGAAAACTTTTTTGAGGCCTGGGATTTAACAAAAGGTATAGCTGTACTAAACAACAATAATAAAATAACTATAATAGAGTCAGTAACAGATTCATCACAAACAATAAGAAGTCCATCATCAAAATATTTCAACGCTCAGGCAATGTTATTTGAAAAAGGTTTAAGTACAAAAAATGATGTCATTAATACAGGTATTGTAGGTATCAATAAAGAACATTTAATAAAACTAAATTACTTTAAAGATTTTGAGAAAAATTTAAAGATGATGTCAGATTTAAAACAAGGTTCGCAGGTAACCGAAGACAATATATTTCCTGAAAAAGTACGACAATATTTTGGTTGGGATAATGAAACATTATTTTCAGTTAAACTACAAGAAAACAATGTACCTGTACAATGGTTAGATAACAAGTGGCATTACTTTTTATATCATCAAGGATTCATACCTAAAGAAACAGTACTTTGCCACACTATCAATAAAGATTTTGACCTTGTGTGGAGAAGACTTGCCGAATACCGTGAATGGTTTTAAATGCTAAAAATATGTACAGTATATTTTGATGGTTTCTACACACCTGATTACGTTGAAAGACTACATGATAGTTTACGTAAACACTCATCAATAGACTTTGAGTTTGTATGTTTAAGTGATACAGATGTCAAAGCAGATGTAGTCCTACCTTATAATCATAATAGTAATATAGTAAAACATTGGCATAAACTAAAATTCTTTAGTCCTCAATTTGCATATCAGAATCCAGGTGATGATATAATCATTATGGATATAGATCAACTCATAGTAAACAATATAGATGAATTACTAGGTCATCCTGTATCAGATAATGAATTAGTAACGTATGGTCAATGGTGGGAAAACAAACTAGGTATCAATGGTGGTTTTTATAAGTTTAAATCAGGCAGTTTAAAATTTGTATGGGATGACTTTGCAATCAATCCCGAATACTGGCAATTGCATTTTTATGATAACGGTACCGTACATAAAAAGTATTATGGTGAACAAAACTATGTTAAATTAAAAGTATTAGAACATAAAGCAAAACTTACTAAAACACCTAGTCAATGGATAGCAAAATATACAGATGACTATGCTGAAAATTTAAACCTCAATAAAATGTATATGCAAAAGTTTGATACTGACTTTATGATATTAGATAAAGAGATAAACGAAAAATTAAAAGTAGTACACTTTACAGGAGTAGGAAGAAAAATAAATGCGGATTATTTGTTGTAGATTTGGTAATAAGTTTACTCAATGGCACGTTGATAACTTAAAACATATGATAGATGAATACTCTGGTCTAAAGTATGATAGCTTTGAAGTTATAGAAGATGACCTATATGGTAATTGGTTTAACAAATTTCAGATGTACGATAAGTTCCGAGATGGAGAGAACTTGTATTTTGATTTAGATATGGTAATCTATGATAAGTTACCTAATCTAGTAAGAAAAGATTTTACGTTATTAGATGATACGTGGTGGAGAGCACCTGCTCATACACCTTTAAACTCATCTATAGTATCATGGACTGGTGATGTATCTTACATATGGGATAAGTTTAGAGAACAAGACGATTTCTACGTGGATACCTACACTAAAGGTAGTGATGAATGGTACTATAAATTCATTGACTATAAAACGTATGATAAAGTCTGTCCTTCAATTAAAGACTATATGTACAACAAACCTCCACAGTTTAGTATATGTACACTTGGTCAAATGCAACATATAATGGAAGAAGGTTGGACTGGATGGTATTCAGACTATTTTCTAAACTGAAGATTTATCAGTTTCTAAATTAAAAATATCACCATCTAAAATCTGACAAGCAGTAGCAATAATATCTCTTTTATTTTTTGATTGTCTTAACTTTTTCTTTAAAGCTTCTTGTTTAGAATCTTTTATTTCTTTTAATTCAAATACTGCTAGTTTTAACGCAAATATATGATCTAAATTTTCATCATCACCAAAAATAGCTTCTACTACTTTAGGGTAAAATTTAGTATCAATTTTATTTGAATCCATTATAAGACCATCATTTTTAGCAATTTGTAAAACTGTTTCTTCAAAGTCTTTTCTTTGTTGTTTCTTTTGTTGATATGTTGCCTCATGCAATTGATCTACAGTAAAAACAGTTTGTAGCGCTTGATACTTAACATCTTTTTCATCAAAAGGAATAATGTATGGTATAGTTGCTGTCTTATCTTCGTTTGTCATTAATATTTCAATGTTTTGTCTTTCATTGTCAATAAAATGAGCAGTTATAAAATGATCTTTTAAATATTCTTCAGTTAACATGTTTGTTCTCCTTAATATAGTCATATAAGTTTATTTTAGGTGACCAACCTATTTTATTTAGTAGTGTATTATCAGCAAGGTTATCCAATCTTTCGTTTTGTTCTCCCACAACACGTTTACAGTCAATTCCAAAGTATTCAATTAACTCTACAAGATTGTTTGTAGTACCAGAACCTAAATCTGTTACACCTCTTAAATTTGATTTAATTAAAGTATCTATCCCTCTCACTAAATCGTCAACGTGTATAAAATCTCTACTATGATTTGTGTTGATATAAGGAACATCATTTCGTAATATTCTTGGTATCAACATTGTTTCTCTAGCATTAGGACCATACACGGTCGTAAATCTCATACCCATACTATTAGCAGGAGCAACACGCTCTAAAGCATATTTACTCATTGCATATGGATTTTTCCAGGGTTCGTGTGCTGTTGATGAACTTGCGTATAAGATTCTTGTATCTTTGAAATAATCAAAAAGTCTTTGACCTGCAATTACATTTTGTATCCAATACTCTTCCGATTTATCTAAACTATCTCTAACGCCAGATAAACCAGCGAGATGTATAACTAAATCTACAGAATATTTAAAGTCGCAAGAAAGTAAATCATTGCCTGTTGTTTTGTCCAGACAAATTACTTCGTGTCTTTGATTTATTAAGAATTTAAATAGGTGTTGACCTATAAAGCCTTCACTACCTGTTAATAATATTTTCATAATTCATAATATAATTTATAAATCTATTAAGATTTATTTATTCGTAAATAATATGTTGCAGCTGTAGTCACAGATCCATTTGGAAATTCCTGTGCTCTATAGTCGTCTGTATTTACATATCTTGTTTGATAGTTACCAGAACCATCTAATATAGTATCAACCATACCAGAACCTCTAGTATTACCAGAGCCAGAAGCACCGATGTTATAAGCCAATGAATAACCATCGCCAGATGATACTGCTGTGTATTGCATCCATTCTTGTAACAATGTATTAAAAGCAGCAGCTGTAAATTCTTTGATGTTATTAGAACCATCTAAAAAGTATGGTTCAGTATATGAAATAGCTGCACCAGTAATTCTTTGTAGGTAATAACTTGTAATAGTTGTAGGTTGATCCTGTGTTTCAGGAATTGAACCTGCAGAATAAGCACCTGTATCTGCTCTTGTATCTATGAATATTGGTGTTGATGATCCTGATACTTCAGTTGATCCAGAAACAGAAGCACTTGTTGAAACGTGATAAGTTCCACCTTGTTGAGTACCTGTTGATCCTGAAGCCAATAGATCAATTGCTGGGTGTAAAAAAGTATCTTTTACATCCGTTAAATTCATTGCTTGTATCTGACCAGATGAGTTGTAATACACAGGCCATGTTTTACCAGTATCTGCCGTAGGCGATCCTGCTGTTCTAGTTTCAGTTACTTTATCGTAACTTACTGTAACAGTACTTGGTTCTGCTGTAGTACCTTCACTTGGTGTTGAACTAGCACTCGTTGATTGAGCACCTGCTTGTTTTCTAGTGTCTGTTATAGCCGAAAGTGTACCACTTGAACCGACAACAGATAATGCAACACTAGGACTTAATGAATATTGATAGACAGCCTGATCTACAATCTGACCGACCATAGTAGTGTCCATCTCTTGTAAGTTTCCTGAACTTACATATAAGGGTTTTCTTACTGCCATAATTTCTCCATTTAATATCTGGTACCACTTCTTTCAGTAAGTACCTCTCTTTACTTATTTATACTATTTATGCACCTGCGGCGTACATTGTTTTAACAACAACACCACTAGAGTTTAATATTTGTAGGGTTACAACACTTTTTAGTTGATCTTGCCCTATAGCGTCATTTGCCATATTTGCCTCAGCAATAGTATCTGCGGCAATCATAGTACCTGTAATACTACCTGTATCACCAGTTGTAATAACCGTTCCTGTTACGTTAGGTAATGTGATTGTTCTATCTGCTGTAGGGTCTACAACAGTTATTTTAGTTTCATATGCGTCAGCAGTTGCACCTTCAAATATCAGACCTCCACTTGCCAATGATGTATAGTAGTATCCGTCAGTTGATATGTTCTTACTGCCAAAATCAACAAATGACTGATTACTTGAAATTTTATCTACAGTTAACGTTTTAGCTGCAGGCATTGTTACATCATCACTCATTGTGATAGTAGAACCTGAACTTGCAATTGTACTACCTGCAAATGTTAACGGACCTAATGTATGAGTACCTGTACCTGAAGCAGTAAACTCACCAGCGATTGTTACATCATCCGTTAATGCGTATGTAATTTTATCTGTTGCTGATACAGTTGCTGTAATTTGATTAGCTGTACCTTGAAATAATAATGTATTACCATTTACAAGTGTTTGAGTATTTGAACTATCAGAAATTGTAAAAGATAATGCACCAGCAATCGCAGCGTATAATTCATTAACAGCGCCTATTACAGACGTTGCAGTTAAACCAGCATTTAACGTAGCAATATCACCAAAATCAGTAGCCGATAGAGCATTAAACTGTGTTCTAAAGTCTTCTAAT